AAGTACCGGGCGCGGATTGGCGTCTGGGGCAAGACGGTCGACCTCGGGAAGTTTGGCACGCCGGAGGAGGCTGCGGCAGCTTACGCGGCCGGTGTGGAGAAGTACGGGGAGCCAGTCTACGGCAGGCTCACGCCGGCGCAGGAGGCCAAGCGAGATCGGAAGACACTGGAGTGGCACCTCAAGCAGGGTGACTTTGGCGTGAGCCTTCTGGACCAGCTCGGCGTGTGGGATGCCTCGTCACCTTGGCCTATCGGGTCGGAGGTGGTGTGCGGGTATCGAGACCTGCGTTTGGATCGATACGACCGGAAGCTGGACAAACACGGAGTGTGGATCGACGTGGCTGTGTTTAGCGTGCCCTGTTCGATGTCTGGTTGCCCGCTGCCTGCCGAGACGTACCAGTGGATACAGACCGAGGGGTGGTTGAAGCGGCCGCGCAAGCTGTGCGAGCAGCACGACGGCGTGGCGCTGGCGAAGGTACGCGCCAACATGGCGTTCAACTACGCCGTGTGGGACGCTGCGCACGCGGCAATGGGTTACGACAGGTACACGCGCCCTGTTCCCGCTGACAGGCTGGACGAGGCGGCCGTGCTGGCTCGGCAGTATCGTGAGGCACTAAAGGTGCTGCTTGACGTCGTGTACGATGATCTTGTTGAGGTGCCTGCGGACTGGTGGCGGCAGGTGTAGCGCGCGGGGTGTTGCAGACGCGGCGCTGCGGTGTTATCTGTGTGGCACTCACTGGTAGTCCTGCCACGCAGCGGAGCACGCAGATCACATGCCCACGCCGACCAAGCGCACCCCAAAACTCGAAGCGGAAGTCCTTGAGCGCCTCGCTCTGGGTGAGACGCTGGCTGCGCTGGGTCGTGAGTTGGGGTTTCACCCGGTCAACTGGGGCAAGTGGGTAGCGGCGGACGAAGCGCTGGCAGTCGCGTACGCCCACGCGCGTGACGTGGGCACTGACGCCCTCGCCGAGCAGGCCCTCGCACTGATCGATGCAGAGCCGGCGCGCGTCGAGGGACGCATCGACCCGGGCCACGTGCAGTGGCGTCGGGCGCAGGTCGACACGCGGCTGAAGCTGCTGGCCTGCTGGAACCCGAAGAAGTACGGCGCCAAGACGCAGACGACGATCGGCAACAAGGAAGGCGAGGCGCTGAAGATCGAGGGCACCGCCGACACCGCCGCCATCGCAGCGTCACTGGCGGCCGCGATGCGTGACGCGAAGCGGGGGGATGCATGATGAACTGGAACTGGGGCTGGCCTCTCGACGTGCCGAGGAACCCGTGGCGGCGGATCGCCGATTTGGAGGCAGACCTCGCCGATGCCGAAGACGCGCTGGTGGATGCCGCGCTCGACCTAGCGAGCGTGCAGCGCCACTGCGACCTACTGGCCGATCGATACGACAAGGTGCGCGAGACCAACATGCAGCTGCGTGACACGCTCGACCTGTACCGCGACGACCACCGCCGCCACTGATGTCGGCCGCGCTGACCCTGCCAAGCGGAAAGGCGATGCCTCGCGGCGCCGCCGACCTCGCCACGCTCGTCAGCGGCCTGCCTCACGACATGCAGATCTACCTCGACTGGCAACGCCGGTGGAGTGCCACGGCGCGCCCCAGCCAGCTGCTGCCCGAGACGGACTGGACGCAGGCGGGCATCCTCGCCGGGCGCGGCTTCGGCAAGACGCGCGTCGGTGCCGAGTGGATCACGCGCGCCGCGTACGAGGACGCCAGCGGCTTCGACAGCGCCGTGATCGCGCCGACGTACAGCGACGTCAAGTACACATGCTTCGAGGGCGAGAGCGGCATCCTGTCCGTGCTTCCGCCGGATCTGCTGATCGACCACAACAAGAGCGACATGATCGTCAAGATCAAGAACATCGCCGGCGGCGTGTCCACGATCCGTGGCTTCACGGCCGAGAAGCCGGAGCGGCTGCGCGGTCCCCAGCACTGCCGTGGCTGGTTCGACGAGCTGGCCGCGTGGATGTACGCCGACGAGGTGTGGGATATGGCGCTGATGGGTATGCGCCTCGGCCCGGCGCCGCAGGTGCTGTGGACCACGACACCCAAGCCGCGCGACATCATTCGCAAGCTGTCCGCGCCGCAGGCCCAGCGGATCATCGTGCGCGGCAGCACGTTCGACAACAAGGCGAACCTGCCGGAGAGTTTCTTCAGGCAGCTGGAGCAGTACGACGGAACCGTGCTGGGCCGTCAAGAGCTGTACGCGGAACTCTTGGATCCTGAAGAGGCAGGCATCATCCGGAGATCGTGGTTCAAGCTGTGGCCGGCGAAGCAGCCGCTGCCGCGCTTCGACTGGATCATCATGTCCCTCGACACGGCGTACACCGAGAAGAGCCTCGACAAGAAGGGCGACCCCGATCCGACGGCCTGCTCGACGTGGGGCGTGTTCGAGCACAAGAAGTCCAGCCAAGTCATGCTCCTCGACTGCTGGGACGACCACCTCGGGCTGCCGGCGCTGATGAAGCGCGTCAAGAAGGAACTCAACGTCGCGTACGGCGACGACGAGGATCAGGCGCTGATCAAGCCGCTGTTCGGCGCGTCGAAGCCGATGACGAGCGGCCGCAAGCCGGACATCCTGCTGATCGAGGACAAGGGCAGCGGCATCTCGCTGCGCCAGATGCTCGCCGAGACGGGCATCGAGGCGTACGCATACAACCCGGGGCGCGCCGACAAGCTGTCCCGCCTGCACATCGTCAGCCCCGTGTTCGCCCAGCGCCGCGTCTGGCTGCCCGAGAGCGAGAAGTTCCCCGGCAAGGCGCGCACGTGGTGCGACGCCGTGGTGACGCAGCTGTGCAGCTTCGCCGGCGGCGGCAGCATCAAGCACGATGACCACGTCGACGCCTGCACGCAGGCGATCCGCCTGTGTCTGGACAAGGGCCTCATCCGCCTCATCAAGGACAAGCCCAAGGATGCCGGCGCTCGGCCGCCGCCCCGGGTCGTCACCAACCCGTACAGCCAGTGAGGACTGACGCATGATGGACGACGAAGACGACATCGACACCGAAGGCGAGATGGTCGAGATCGATGAGGAGGTATCCGACGTCGAGGACACCGAGGACGGTGGCGCGATCGTGCGTCTCGGCGACGAAGAGGCGCCGGGCGACAGCGAGTTCTACTCGAACCTCGCGGAGGAGATGCCGGACAGCGAACTCAGCACGCTGTCGACGCGCTTCCTCGACCTGATCAGCAAGGACAAGGAGGCGCGCAAGAAGCGCGACGAGCAGTACGAGGAGGGCATCCGCCGCACCGGCCTCGGTGACGACGCACCCGGCGGCGCCCAGTTCCAAGGCGCGTCGAAGGTCGTGCATCCGATGATGACGGAGGCATGCATCGACTTCGCGTCGCGCGCCATCCGCGAGCTGCTCCCGCCCCAAGGTCCGGTGAAGGACCTGATCGAGGGCGAGATCACCATGAAGAAGCTGCAGAAGGCCAAGCGCAAGACGCGCATGATGAACTGGCAGCTCACGGTGCAGAGCAAGACGTTCCGCGCCGAGCTGGAGCAGCTGCTGACGCAGGTGCCACTGGGCGGTGCGCAGTACCTCAAGATCACGTGGGACGAGGCGCGCAACCGGCCGGACTTCCTGTTCGTCGCGATCGACGACATGTACCTGCCATTCGCCGCGACGAACTTCAACAGCGCGCAGCGCAAGACGCACGTGCAGTACCTGACGCAGCTCGACTACGAGCAGCGTGTAAAGTCTGGCATGTACCGCGACGTCGAGCTGACGCCGCCGAGCATGGAGCCGGAGCGTTCGATCGTCGACGTCGCCAACGACAAGATCGAGGGCCGCAGCGACACCAGCTACAACGAGGACGGCCTGCGCACCGTGTTCGAGATCCACGCCGTGGCCGACGTCGAGGGCGACGGCAGTGCGCCGTACATTCTGACCGTCGACAAGTCGAGCGGCAAGGTGCTGAGCATCTACCGCAACTGGGACGAGGAGGACGAGAGCCGCGAGCCGCTGGCGTGGTTCGTCGAGTGGCCCTTCATCCCGTGGCGCGGGGCGTACCCGATCGGCCTGCCGCACATGATCGGCGGCCTCAGTGCCGCCGCGACGGGCGCCCTGCGCGCCCTCATGGACAGCGCGCACATCCAGAACGTGCCGACGATGCTCAAGCTGAAGGGCGGCACGCGCGGCGGCCAGTCGCTGAACATCCAGCCGACGCAGGTCGAGGAGATCGAGGGCGGCATCAACATCGATGACGTGCGCAAGATCGCCATGCCGATCCCGTTCAACCCGCCGTCGCCGACGCTGTTCCAGTTGCTCGGCTTCGTCGTCGACGCAGGCAAGGGCGTCGTCCGCACGTCGATGGACAACCTCGCCGACCAGAACCCGAACGCGCCGGTCGGCACGACGCTGGCCCTGATCCAAGAGGGCATGACGGTGTTCTCGGCCATCCACGGCCGGCTGCACAACGCCATGGCGCAGACGCTCGACATCCTGCACCGCCTGAACGGCATGCACCTCGACGACGACGACACTGAACGCGAGGTCGGCGAGGAGCTGGCGACGCGGGCCGACTTCCAAGGCCCCAAGGACGTGGTGCCGGTCAGCGACCCGACCATCTTCAGTGAGGCGCAACGCTTCGCTCAGGTGCAGGCCGTGTCGACCCGCGCCGCCGCCGTGCCGCAGCTGTACAACGCGCGCAAGGTCGAGGAGCGGCTGCTCGAGACGCTCCGCGTGCCGAACTACAAGGAGCTGCTCGTACCGCCGCTGGAGCCGAAGCAGCAGAACGCCGTCAACGAGAACGTCACGGCCACCATGGGCAAGCCCGTCGTGGCCTTCCCGGAGCAGGACCACATCGCGCACCTCAAGACGCACCTCGCGTACATGACCAGCCCGGCGCTGGGTGGCAGCCAGCTCATCGCGCCGCAGTACCTGCCGGTGATCCTGCAGCACCTCAAGGAGCACGTCGCCCTGTGGTACGCCTCGACCGTGCTGGATCTGGCCGAGGAGACGAGCGGCGTCGACATCAGCGAGGAGATGAAGCTGCTGAAGGACCACGAGGCACGGCGCGCCTTTGATCGCATGCTGGCCGAGGCGTCGCAGAGCGTCGTGGGCGACGCGGCCAACATCTTCGCCTCGCTGCCGCCGATCATCGCGCAGGCGATGGAGATGATGCAGCAGTTCGCACCGCAGCCGCCGCAGGATCCGCGCACAGCCATCGAGGGGCAGAAGCTGCAGGCGCAGACGCAGCGTGATCAGGCGCAGATGCAGATGCAGACGCAGCGTGATCAGGCGCAGATGCAGGCAGACGCGCAGAAGACGCAGGCGCAGATGCAGATCGAGGGGCAGCGCATGCAGCTCGATGGGCAGAAGGCGCAGGCGCAGATGCAGCTCGAGGGGCAGAAGATGCAGGCGCAGGCCGCGAAGGATCAGGTCGAGCAGCAGCTGCAGGCGCAGAAGCTGCAGATCGAACAGCAGCTGGAGCAGTTGCGTCAGGGCCGCGAGGACGCCCGCAAGGCGGCCGAACTCAACGCGCGCATGACCATGAACCAGCAGGACAACCAGACGGCCATGCAACTCGCGCAGGCCGAGATCATGTCTGGTGAACGTATCGCGGTCAGCACAGGGACCGGGATCAACCCCAACCCGTAAGGAGAAGCAAGTGGCAAAGAACAACGCGACAGGCCCAACGCCGGGCGGCACCGTGAGCGGCGACGCCGTCTCGCAGCACAAGAAGATGGCGATGGGCACCATGCCTAAAGTGTCGACGTCACCCAAGACGCCTGCATGAGGATCGAGATGCTGCTCCAGCGGCTGGTGGAAGAGCAGGCCATGCTTGCTAGAGAGACGCTGGAGCAACCCTCGGGCCGAGAGGCATACGACTTCGGACGCGCTGTCGGCCTGTACGCAGGCATCGAGCGCGCCAAGATCGTGCTGATAGATCTGGTCAAAGAGCACGAGCGAAAAGGCTTTGACCTATAACAACGACACGGATGGAGCACCCATGTCCGACATCATCAACCAAGTATCATTTGCGTACAGTAACCTCGACGAGGCGTTCCCGCCTGTCGATCCCAACTTCGTGCCGTTCGGCAGCCGCGTGCTGGTGCAGATCCGCTCTGCCAAGCGCAAGACGGCCGGCGGCATCATCCTGACGCAGGACGCTCGGGACACCGAGCAGTGGAACACGCAGGTGGCCAAGGTCATCGCCGTGGGCAGCCTCGCGTTCAAAAACCGCAACACGCAAGAAGCGTGGCCCGAGGGTTCGTGGGCCGCGCCGGGAGACTTCGTTCGCACGCCAAAGTACGGCGGCGACAAGTGGACAGTTAAGCACGGTCCAAACAACGAAGATGAAGTGCTGTTCGTGCTGTTCAACGATCTCGACTTGCTCGGCGCAGTGCCGGGCGATCCGCTGACGGTGAAGGCGTTTGTTTAACGATCTAGCGACACCCGTCGCTATAAGGCTGAGAGGAGCCGGTCATGAGTGATACACCAGATACTGAAGACGAGTTCGAGATCATCGAGGGCACGCCGCCCGAAGAGGCACCCGTCGACACGGCAGACGACGCTGAGGACGAGGACGACGGCGAGGACGAGCGCCTAGCCTCCAGTCAGGACGACACCGACGACGAGATCGAGAGCCAGAGCCGCAGGCGCCGCGTCAAGCGTCGCGAGGTCCAGAAGCGCGCCAAGGAGAGCGCGCAGCGCGAACTGGAGATGCTGCGTCACCAGAACGGTGAGCTGGCGCGCCGCGTGGCGGCCATCGAGGGCAACACGCTGGCCAGCAACGTCAGCGCCATCGACCAGCGTTTCAATCAGGTGCAGCAGGAAGTGCGGCAGGCGGAGAGCATCATCGCCCGCGCCGTCGAGGCCGGCAACGGTGACGACGTGACCACGGCCATGCGTCTGCGCGACGAGGCGCAGCGCGAGGCGGCAATGCTCTGGCAGCAGAAGCAGCAGGTCGAGCAGGCCCGCCAGCAGCACGCCAACCCGGGAGCCGACCCCCGCACGGTGAACTACGCCAAGGAGTGGCTGTCGGCCAATCCGTGGTACGATCCGTCGGGCCGCGACGAGGACAGCGCCGTCACCAAGGCGATCGACAACAGCCTCACGGCGGCCGGCT